TTTATGTTTGTTACCAGTATGCAGAGAATATGGGATGGTTTCTTGACGAAGCTTTACACCGTGTACATCAGAGCAACCTATCCAAGCTCGGTGAGGACGGTAAACCAATCTACCGAGAAGATGGAAAGGTTCTTAAAGGACCAAATTATAAACCACCAAATTTAGATGACTTATTCTAATGACAGCAGAACTAATCTCCCGCACTGGTCGGGTCCAATCATGGTTGGATAACCCAGAATCAAGACTTCCAGTGAGTTGCACTGTCTTTGTAGTAGAGGACTCAATGGAGGGTACAAATGGAATCGAAGCAAGTTGGAGATATGTATCACATGGACTCAGATTTGGCGCAGGGGTTGCGGTCCATTTATCTAAGCTCCGACCCAAAGGAAGTGAAAACGGAAAAGGTCTTACGGCTTCTGGACCAGTATCGTTCGGCAGAATCTACTCAACATTAAATGAAACACTTAGAAGGGGTGGTCATTATAAGAACGGCGCTTGCGTTTTGCATTTGGATATTGACCATCCTGATATTATCGAATTTATTACAACGCCAAGATCAGAACTCCCATGGGTCAAAAGGTGCGTCAATCTTAACAACCAAAAGTGGGAGAGTGCTAGTAAGACAACACGGGAAGCCCTAATTTATGGAATCAAATCAGGAGATATCTGGCTCAATAAAATCAGATACGAATCGTCAGGCAGACGTATTTTCGGCAATGTGTGCCTTGAAGTTTACCTGCCTTCACGAGGAACATGCTTGCTCCAGCATATTAATCTCGCTGCCTGTGGAATCGGAGATCTCAAGAAAGCTTTCGCTCAAGGTATGTCCGAGCTGTGCGATCTTCATGGCAGAACAGGCGTTGGAAGGACTGGAGAATACCTACCCTCGGAAACGGACAGGCAAGTCGGGCTCGGAATGCTTGGACTTTCCAACTTTCTCCGACAAAACGGCGTAACATATGCAGACTTTGCTGATGCTTTAGAGAATAATACAAACAATAGAACAGCACAAGAAATCGTTTGGAATTTAGAAGAAGCTATCGAAGGTGCAGCATATATAGCAAAAAATAATAATATGGTGAGAGCTTTTGCTATAGCTCCCACTGCGAGTTGTAGCTACAGGTCTAAGGATCTTAATGGTTTCACAAGCACGCCCGAAATAGCACCACCTATAAACCGTACTGTGGACCGTGACAGCGGCACTTTCGGTGTACAATCTTATGATTATGGCGAAGTTGAGATCGCCTCAGAAGTTGGCTGGGACGTATATAAGCGTGTAGCAGACGGCATAATGATACTTCTCAATTCCACGGGACTTCTTCACGGCTATAGCTTTAACTCATGGAGTGATGTTGTAGAATACGATGAAACATTCGTCGAAGAGTGGTTAAAATCACCCCAAACCTCCCTATACTACTCCCTACAAGTAATGGGCGACACTCAAGATAAGACCGATGCGTATGCAGCATTAGATCAAGGCGAAGTCGATGATTACTTGCAGGATATACTCGGAAACGAGTCAATAACCTGTGACTGTCAAGAATAATGAGAAAACATCCATATCAAAAATTACTCGAACGTAAACGTACTTGGACACCAGTACAACCAACCAAAGGGGAGGTAAAAGAAGGTGCAGAAGAAACCATCAAGCGTGCTCTCGCTTTACGTCATATGGAGCTCCCTGTTGGAAGCTTCATTAGTGAAGGCTTGGAGAAGAGTGTTCCCGATAATGCCAGGGAACTCCTTGAATCAAATGTTATCGACGAGGAAAGGCATGATTTAGCTTTACAATATATAGTAGATGTCCATGGTGCAGATGAGATTACAGAAAAAGAGGGGAAGTTACTAAGAGATGCATGGATTAAACACCCTGACCACACACTTCTTAAAGCTCTCGTGGCTGAAAGAGCAATCTTCTTTGTTCTACTCCCTTTCTTTCGGTTTAATGGGGATCCTGCTATGCGCACTGTATCTGCCGATATCTCCAGGGACGAGCAGATCCATGTCGGAGCAAATACTCTTGTATGTGCTGAGTTGGGTCTATCTGCTTCTCCTTCTTTGGATAAACTTAGGAAAGCCACCATTAACTGGGTTATTCAACCCTTAGGTATAAATACCTACGATAAATATTTAGACAAAAAATTTTGGCTAGATGCTAGTGATCGCTTAATGTATGAGGGACGAGCACCTGAGTTCTCAGAAACTCAAAGAGCCAGAATGCCCGCCTTTTTTGAACATGCAAACACAAATCTCCCTCAATACGCTTAAACTACACAACCAAAGGCTGGATGAACTCATCAATAAATTAGATGAGAACTTTGGTTGGAAGCCAATTCATCCTAAGGAGGAGCTACCTTCTATCATGTATCGTGCTGGCCAAGCCAGTGTTATAGAATATATTAAATCAATTATGGAGGAAGAAATCTAATGTGTGGATCACCCCCAAGCCCGCCGCCCCCACCACCTTTACCACCTACACCGCCGCCACCACCTACACCTAAGGCAGCACCCCCTGCACCTGATCCTATTGGAACTGATGTTAATCCTAAGGTGATGGATGCTAAGAGTAAGAAGAGTCAAGGTGCTCAGTCTCAAGGAACTGGACAATTAAAGATTCCACTTGATACAAGTGTACAGACTGGCGGTGCATCTAGTGGTGGAGTGCAGTACTAATGACGGCTCGTGAGAGATATGATCGGCTAGCTAGAGACCGTGCTCAGTTTCTAAACACAGCTGTAGATTGTTCAGAACTCACGTTACCTTATTTAATAACTGAAGACTTAAAGCCACATCCTAACCATAAAAAAATCATAACTCCTTGGCAGAGTGTTGGTGCGAAAGTTGTAGTAACGTTAGCCGCTAAACTTATGTTAGCGTTACTACCACCTCAAACTACATTCTTTAAATTACAAGTAAGGGATGATAAATTAGGTGAGGATATTCCACCTGAAGTTAAGAGCGAACTAGATCTTTCTTTCTCTAAGATGGAAAGAATGATCATGGATTATATCGCTGCATCCAATGATAGAGTAGTTATACACCAAGCTTTAAAGCATTTAATTGTAGGTGGCAACGCTCTTATCTTTATGGATAAGACTGGTTTAAAGAATTTCCCATTAAATCGTTTCGTAGTTAATCGAGACGGTAACGGTAACGTTTTAGAAATAGTTACAAAGGAATTAATTGATCGTCGGGTTCTAGATTTTGAACTACCAGAACCACAGCCAAACAGACCAAATGATCAAGGCACGGCAAGTTCAAATGGAGATGACATAGAAGTATACACTTGTGTTAAACTGGATAAGCAGAGTGGACGTTGGGTATGGTATCAAGAGGTAGATGATCAAATCATCCCAGGTACTAGAAGTACAGCTCCAAAGAATGCAAGTCCATGGTTAGTTCTCCGATTTAATACAGTAGATGGTGAAGATTACGGACGAGGTAGAGTAGAAGAGTTTCTTGGCGACTTCAAATCATTAGAAGGATTGTCTCAGGCACTCGTAGAAGGAGCTGCAGCAGCTTCTAAAGTTCTTTTCCTTGTATCACCATCTTCGACTACAAAACCAAAGACTATAGCCGAAGCTGGCAATGGTGCAATCGTTCAGGGTAGACCTGATGATGTCTCTGTTATCCAAGTAGGAAAAACAGCTGACTTCCAAACAGCATCTCAAATGACTCAATCAATAGAGCGTAGATTGAGTGATGCCTTTCTTACACTTAACGTAAGGCAAGCAGAAAGAGTTACAGCAGAAGAGGTTAGACTTACACAGTTAGAACTAGAACAACAGCTGGGTGGAATATTTTCATTGCTCACAGTTGAGTTCTTAATACCTTATCTCAATAGAACTCTCTTAGTCTTACAAAGAAGTAAAGAGATACCAACTATACCTAAAGATTTAGTACGTCCTCAAATTGTAGCAGGTGTTAACGCACTTGGTAGAGGACAAGATAGAGAAAGTCTTACACAATTCTTAGGTACTATTGCTCAGACTATGGGACCAGAAGCCTTAGCAGGTTATGTGAATCCTTCTGAAGCAATTAAACGATTAGCAGCAGCTCAAGGTATTGATATATTAAACTTAATAAAAACTGAAGAGCAGTTAGCAGGTGAACAACAGCAACAGCAACAGATGCAACAGCAACAAATGCTGTTAAGTCAGGCAGGACAGTTAGCTAAATCACCTTTAGCTGATCCTGAAAAGAATCCTGAAGGTATACAGAGTGCTGTAGAACAATTACAAACAGGTTTATCAGGTCAACAAGCTAATCAACTACCCCCTACTGAAGAAGAATAGATGTCTGAAACAATGACTTATGATGCTGGTACTGATACAGTTACTACAGCAGATACACTAACACCTGATGAGCAAGAGTCTCTGAAGGTTGGTGAAGAAATGGAAAACCAGCAGGAACAACTTCTTGCTGGTAAATATAAAGATGCTGAAGAATTAGAGAAGGCATATGTTGAGCTCCAAAAGAAATTAGGAGAAGATCAAACTCAAGAACCTGAACCAGAATCAACACCAGAATCAACTACAGACCTTGATCCAGAAGCTGGACCTGGTAATAGTTATAATGAAGATGGTACTGTAAATTATACAGCTGTTAATGACACTTATGGTTCACAACTTGGAGATTTATTTAAAGCTAATGATGTAAATCCATGGGAAATTAGTAAACATTTCCATGAGAATGAAGGTACTATCACTGATGATATGTATCAAACATTAGAATCTGCAGGTCTATCTAGAGCTGCTATTGATACTTATCTCTCTGGTAGAGCTGAACAAATGGGTTATACTGATGGATCTTCTGATCCAAATGATGTAACTCAATCTGAAATAAATGATGTTCAAGCTAGTGTAGGTGGTTTAGAAGCATACACTAACATAACAACTTGGGCTGGACAGAACTTAGATAAAGCTTCAATAGATGCTTACGATTCTATCGTAGAATCAGGTGATGTCAATGCAATTAAGATGGCAGTTGCAGGATTAAAAGCACAGTATGAAACCGCTAATGGATACGAGGGAAGAATGTTAACAGGTAAAGCACCTAAGAGTTCAGCTGGTGATGTATTTAGAAGTCAACCAGAATTAGTAGCAGCAATGTCTGATCCTAGATATGATAGAGACCCTGCTTATCGTGAGGATATAAAAGAAAAACTAGACCGATCTGATTTAAACTTTTAATTATGAGTAGACCTATAAAACCAGGACCAGCTCCTACTTGGGAATTACCACACGGTAAAGGTCAAGGACCGCAACCTGGTAACCATACACTACCACCTTTAAAATTAGCTAAGAAGAAAAGTAAATATAATAATCAAAGTCCCCCCTCCGCAAATGCATAATGGGATTACAAAATGTTCAACCTGGAGATGTACCTCTAGGTAGTGGTATGATTAACAACGCAGCTAGCTCCATAAAAAACAAACGTGCAGCAGAAGCAAAACAGTTACTTAATCTAGGAGCCATAACTGAAGCTGAATACTTCAAAACTTTAGATAGATTAGGATTGAATTAATGGTAAAAAAATTTCCCAACAAAAAAGAATTAGATCGATTACAAAAAGAAAAAGATCTAAAGAAACAACAAATCCGTACTGCCAAAGGACCAGCACTACCTAAAGAAACAAGTGGTGGTGGTAGTAAAGGCAGCGGTAAACCTACTAACAGCCCTAAATTGCCTGGAGAAAGACTGGCAAGGAAGTGGCCAAGCACAGAAGTCAATGCCTAAACCTGATTATGCCGCTGATGCCAAGAAGTATGGTAAGTTTGACTCTAAAGTCAGATCATCAAAAGGTACAAGCGGTACAAAAAAAATTAAAATTCTATTAGACGCTGCTCATATATACAAAGGCGTTTAAACTGGCGGCTCGATTCATCGTACACTGCCTTCATATTTAATTCAAACAATGTCAACTACAGTAACATTAACGAAACCATCTAATAACTGGAATAGTTTTTGTGACTGGGTTACAAGTACCGACAACCGACTTTACGTTGGTTGGTTCGGTGTCCTTATGATCCCTGCACTCTTAACAGCAGCAACATGTTTTATAATAGCGTTTGTTGCAGCCCCTCCAGTAGACATAGATGGTATTCGTGAACCCGTAGCCGGGTCTCTACTCTATGGAAACAACATCATTTCGGGAGCCGTTGTCCCGTCAAGCAACGCAATCGGTCTTCACTTCTACCCAATCTGGGAAGAAGTG